AAGATCATTGAAAATCTTGACAACTTCAGGATTGTCCTGCCAGTAACCCATTTTAGGTCTCCTTTAATAACTAGCATACTCAATGTGGGCACCGTTCTCTCCATCTTCGGAGACATCGATGTGGACTTCTCGTCCAGGATATTTGTTTGTAATCTGATGCCATAAATCATCTGACATCATTTCACAGGACTTATAGTCAAGTTCTATTGTTTTTTCTGCGTATAGTTTCTCCATCCAACGTTTAAACTGAATAAATTCAATATCTCTGTCATTGTGTGTTACAGCGATACCTATCTTAAAGTGGAATATGTGTCTATGTGGATAACCTAAGAAACTCACATCATATTCATCGCCTGTTGCAAGACTAGGATCATCTAGTGCCGCAGGATACTTATGGATACCTTCTTTTGTAAAGGTTACCCAAATCATTCGCTTTGCATGTTGCAATGCGTTTTCTTTACCTTGTTCCATATCTTCTTCTCTCATTCTTCGTTGCATGTATGTTGCATAACGCTCTTGTTCCATTGTAGCACCTTTTAGTTCTGTTGTCAATCATTAATCTACTATGTCGTCATTTTCATATTCACGCCAAGGTGTAAACTTTGAACGATCCATTAGTTCGTGTAAACTATGTGTCCAAACACCTGGATTCGTTGCTTTAAAACCTTTATCGTCAATTTTAAGCGTAGCATTATATCCAAACTGCTCAATGTACGGAATTGGTACACGTAGTTGTGGAATAAAATTGTCACTTTCGATTAATGAACTTTCTAACATTTCTTCTGCTTTTGTAATTGGAATGTCTAAAGTGCAACAAATTTCATCATCTAAAAAAGGCTCAATCATTGATTCCCAGTCATCATAGTCTTGATTGTCTATGGGTTGAAAACTGTGATTAGCACCAAAGAATATGTGTTCACACTCGTTGTCAGTATATTGTTTAGATATTATGTCAATGTCTTGAATACCTGTTACGAACAATGTTTTTCTACCATATGCAGGAGTATGTTCTACTTCAGTGCCTACAAAGAAAATTGCGTTGTTAACAGTACCTTGTTTATATGATCTTTTCATTTAAGCCTCCGTTAGCTCACTTTCTAGTTTATCTAGTTCAGTGTCTTCTCTATCGTCAGTCCAAGGAGTTTCTTCATTGCCGTCATCGTCTACTTCAACAAACAACGAGTTTGAAATGTTAGTAACTCCTCCACGTAGTCTTGCACCTTCTAAGTTTTTAAGGAAACTATCGCCTTCTTTAATCATTGCGAACGCTGCCTCTTTAGTTGGCTGCTCGAACAGTTCTTCAACAAAGCGATCGAAGTATAAGATGTTACGTGGTACCCAATCTGAGTACTCATCACTCTTATCTGCTTCTTTAACTTTTCTCCAATGTCTCCAGTCTGGACGTTGCTTTGCAAGTTCAATATCTGTTAAGTTGTTAGCACGTTGTACAGCAACAATATGCTGATAAACGTTGTGTGACATCATTAGTGCATAACCAAAGCTATCCCAACTTGTTTTACCTTCTTTGCCAATCTTGTTAAGCATACCTGGTGCATAATGACAAATGTCTGCAACACTTAAACGCCTACCAATTTCACTTTCAAACGGAAATGGAATGTCATGTCTGCCAGCAAGTGCTTTATTATCCATTGCTTTGTCCATAATAACTGACCATCTCTTACTTGTATGCTGGCTGTTAGTGTACACTAGTCCGTGTGCTGTAGCAATAAAAGGACTTGCACAGTCAAAACTAACTGTAAAGTTTTCATTAATGTGTTTACGCACCTGACGTTGAATACTAGTTAAGTAACAAGACCAATCAAGTTGTGCAGTACCTAAGAAGTGCATCCAGTCTTTGCCTTCTAGCATACCATCAAATTTCATAGTCATTAACCTACGTAGTGTAATAGGCATCTTGCACATATTAGCGCCACCCATTGCCCAACCTTCACATGCTTTATCTCCCCAAACGTTTGGATCGGAGAACTCTTTAACGCCTTCGTACCACTTCTCAGCAGTATCCCAGTCTGATCCTTGTAAAACGTTTAAGAACTTTGTAACACCAAGTCTACGTTCTAACCAATACTTGTTATTAAAACGTGTTTTGTCTAAGCAGTCTTGAAAGTCTTTAAGTCCTGTTTTAGGAGCATGAATATGATCACATGCCCAAGTCGGAACATCAAGTAGCATTGACCAATCCGCTGTAAGCTCTAGCCAATTAAGAATATCATCACGTGTTTTATTTGCAGCAGCACCTTCAAAGTTTAGCCAATCAAATTTAAGAACACCCTTACCAACCTGATATCCACCCGAGTCACCTAAAATCATTGTTTTACCACGATCTCTATCTTGTACCATAGCATCTTGTACCATAGTCTTTTCAAGATTCAATTGTGCGTGACCTGCTGAATACAAACCATACTTGTATGTAAAGTATCCTTGTTCTTCGTTTAAGAAGTTCATGCCTTCAATTCCGCGGTCAAAGCCCGCAGGAATTCTTTCTTTTGGAATAAATTCACCTTGTCGCTGTTTAGCAACATAGGTACTATAGAAAGAACTAATAGCTGGCAAATACACAGCGTAGTCTTTCTGTAATGGTGATAAGTTGACTGGTTCTTTCATAATATTATTTAGGCCGCCTGTGCTGGAATGATATATTTGTATGTTGCTAAACCACTATCTAATTCGATCTGAATAGCACCTTCGTTACTAAGACTCATCTTAGTGTTGTTTACATCTGCAATTTTTAAGATTGCAAGTACACTTGCTACAGGCCATGTCCAACCTCTATCTAACGTACCTTCAACATTTTGTGCAAATACAAACTCACCACCATGCGATGATGCGTCACCAAATATAAACTTCAAGTTAGTATCGTCAGTCTTTGCTAAGAATGTAGGATGTTCGCTATTAGCGCCTGCTTGGAAATTAAAACGCTGTACTGCTGGAAGTGACGGACTTACATGTACGTCCCAGTTAACACCTCTAAACTTAACAGTTTTCATCTTTTCATTGATGTGTTCTGTAAGCATAAATTGATAACTGTTTTTAAAGTCAGCATCTTTGTTTACAAATTCTAATCCTGTAGGAATAGTTGCGCCATTGCGTTCACCTGACTTTACAGTAATTACAGCATCTTTTTGATACTCACTACCATCAAGTAAATATTTTAGTTTTTGCAACTGCGGCATACCAAATACACCAAGCATGTCTGGGTAAGGGTTATGTGTAGTTGCTTCCATGATAACTGATCTGTCATCAGCCATTGAAAACATAGTTGTTGCGCCTTCTTCGCCTGTAATTTTTACAGTTGTAAGAAAGCCCAAGTTTTGTGTATGTTCCACAATATCTTTTAGAATGTCTTTCATTATAGGGTTCTCCGTTTGTTAATATACATTATATTTAGGTTTTAGTTTAATTGCAAGAACTTTTTTCACCAATTTACTCAAAATCAAACAATTTGTTAAAGGTGTTATCATTTCTTGTAGAGCTGATATCCCACTCCAACACACCAATTAGGTTTCCTAGCTTTTCATCAATTACTGAATTTTCCATCTCAGCATCGTTGAAAGGCAGCTTTTTAAACCATTCTGGTAAACGTAATTCATCTACAGGATACGCAACACTTGTGAATCCCATAGGGTTGTCTTTAACTTTACAAACAATAACTTTTTGTCCATCGACAATAGTTACTGAATACTTGTCATCTTCCATCCGCTTTAGTGTATTCCAATTAATACTTGCTCGAACATGTCCAGGCATGTTCGCTTTGCCTAGTTTCTTTTCTTTATTACCGTATTCGGTAATTTTGTTTGCACGTTTAGGAGAACCTTTCTCCCAACCTGGTCTTGTTTTAAATTCAGTTCTAAATTCTGTAATGTAGTCTAGTACTTCTTGTTGCTCTTTGCCTGCTAGTACCATTTCTAATACATTGCTCAAAAAGTCTTGAATTACAACAGGAGTATCAGAACGTTTCAAATCTAAACCCATTGCTTTAATCTTACCTGGCTTTCCGTCTATATCTACACGTTTACCTTCTACGTCATAGTAAAGAACTGCATATCTTTTCTTTGTAATAAACAGACCTTTACTTGCAACAATCTCTCTTGCTGCCGCAATAACATCTGACCTGCTTTTAGGACAATGGAAAGTGTCAACCATAAACTTAGGAAACGTTGTGTTTGCTTCATCACATATCTGATCATACAAAGCCATAACACTATCTTTATCCCAAGGAATGTTACCTTTGTTAATCTCATCTTTCAGTGTACTGTATGCACTAAAGTAAGAAGAATCAGTATCACCATATACAATTGCCTTACCTGTATGGCTATATTCGCCTGTGATAATTTCATTAACTTTTGCACTCATGTGCTTAACAATCTGTCTACCTGTAAGTGTAGTTGACTGTCCAATACGGTTATCAAAGAATCTACAACCTGGATTTAGAATAGCACCGTACAAACTGTTAAGTAGAATCTTTTTAACAAGTTGTCTTTTTGCCCAATACTCTTCTTCAATAGGATTTTTTGCTTTGATTGCATCACGCATCTTTCCTTGCATTTCTTTACGTTCTTTATACCAACGCTTTAGTAGTCCAGGAATAATACCTTCTTTTTCGTATGTAAAGATTGTACCATTAGCACTTAGCATCCAAGGTTGATTGCTTTCAAAGATTAAATCATATACTTGTGCCGCACTAATTGTATCGCTATTGTCGCTGTCCTCCCAGTCGATAGTAAGTTGTCTACCTACTTCACGTGCCATAACAGAGTCAAACTCAACAGAACCAAATTGTCCTTCCCAGGCATTTGCAAAACTTTTACCTTTTGCTAGTTCACCTTCAATACGTGCTTTTGTTCCGTCTTGTCTTAACTGTCCTACAATTGTCTCAGGACCCATGTTCAATGCTCTAATAACAGATGGATACAGTGAATTCAAATCAACACTACCAATCCATTCATGAATACCTTTCTTAGGATATGCAACATAAGCACCTGCGGCAGGTTCACTACCTGGCTCTCTGCGTACTCTATTAGGAACTATGAATCCACGCCTGTGTGCTTCATTAATAATACCTTGCTCTGTAACAGCAACAGCACCCATAGTAGTTTGAATAAGAACAGTATTCTCATGTGCAACTGTATTAGCAAGATCAATAAATTTAAGTTTTTTATCTAGTTTGTCTAATAGTGCAGTATCTTGAATGTTATATTCGATAAATGTTCTAAAGTCATTGTTATAAAGTGCATCAAGAGATCCTTCATATACTGTTTTAGTTTCGCCTATTTCTAGTTCACCAATAGCATCAAGTCTATATGTATGACGCTCTTCATAGTTGTATTTTCTATACAATTCTAGTGAGTCAACATGCACTCTACCAATTAAGTCGTAAGTAACAGATGTTTTACCAAACTTTTCATACTCACGTTTTTTAGGATACTGATTCCAAAGACACAATCTCTTTGTATCTTCTTTGCTTAATGTTTTTGTAATTCTATTAACTGTGTACGGAATATCAAAGCCTTCGCTGTTCCAACCACTTAGCACATCTGCATCTTGTATAACATCTAAAAATGCATCAAGCATTTGACTTTCTTTTTCAAACAGCATAACATTATCGATGCCTTCAATAGTTTTCTTTGCTTCTTCCATAGAAAGTGTCTTAGGCGGAATAGCAAAACATACCATTGTTTCCATCCATTGCAAGTATACTGCAATAGACGTAATAGGCATAAACGCATCTTCAGGTGATGCATACCCACGCTCAGGATCAAAGTCAACCTCAATATCAAAGAACGCTACGTTAAGTTTAGGTGCGTCTTGATTGAGATAGTTGTCCTCAAGCATTCTGTAAATAGGATTGATGTCGCTCTCATAAAGTTTTCTGTTGCTGTGAATAGCAAGTTCTTTACGATGTTCTTTAACATTTTTACAAGTTACTCTTGATAAAGGTTTACCATAGATGGATTTGTATTTCCCTCTATTATCTTCGTAGTAAAAAATGTGTCGTGGATTGTATTCTCGAAAATGGCGTTTGCCTTTTTCATCGCGTTCAACAACGTTGATAGTGTCTTGCCCTCTATCATAGAAAGCGTCTACGTAACTCATGTTCTCTCCTGTATGTCATTTTTGGCTGACAAGTACCTAATAAGCAGTTTATGGCCTGCGGTTACCTTCTTCATTAATACTTATCTTTCTCATTATAGTGAGTATAGCAAACCGGCTGCTCCAACTACACACAACACAAGGTTGGTTACAATTAGTGCAGGCTCGTTCCACATACAACTGACAATTAACCAAATGAAACTACCAATGACCAATATCATCGGTCCTGCAGGATAAAACCCTAAAGCATTAACTCCTGTACCGAGTATAAGAACAACGGTAGCAGTCCATTTTAAGAATGTGTCTGAATTTAATATCATACATGTATTATATGATATTTGCGACTAGATGTCAAGTATTAAATAATATTAATTGCAATAAGATAGCCAAACACATTAACACATGCAAAGTATCCTGTAAGTAGCATAACCCATGCAGCACCACGTCTTACAGAAGCATAGCACTGTGTTATACTACCTATAAAGAAAAATGGGTATATAAACGCCATATTAGGATCTCTTGCATTTAGTGCCAATGATAAACTAGCTGTTACAGTAAAGATAAAACTAATTAGCTCAAAGCCAAATGCGGTTTTGTCAGACGTATAACTGTCTGCCCAAAAGTTTTTAATCTTTTCCAATTACTCACCCCCGGTATTACCGGCAGGCAAATTGTTAGTGATACCTAAGATTCCTTCGATCTCTTCCCACTCTTCTAAGTGTTTAGACCACTCGTCTTTGTGTGCAATTTTAATTGCTTTGTTAATTACTGATGGTTTAATTTCTAGTTCTTCTGCTACTGCTTTTACAGTATCTTTAAGACCTTCATTAAGATCCTCTACTTCACGTAGAACATTTGATCCTTCTTTGATTAATCTCTCTAGTTTAGCCTTCTCTTCTGGCCCGTACATTTTTGACATAAATTATTCTCCTGGTTGAAGTACTATTATATAGTCATAAAAAAAGCCAGTCAAGTTAATAACTGGCTTTAGTTCAATTTTGGTTAAATCTGTTTACTTATTTTGCATTACAATCACAATGCTTACAAGTTGGTTTGCAAGTGCAGTCTGCTTGTGTTACGTCTGAACCGCAACAATCATCTGAACACATCTTGGCTTCACTTAGTCCTTTTTTTTTGACTCAGTAAGTCCGTCTTCGTCCATAACGTCATACATTTCAAAACGTCCGCCGTTGCGTTCGTAAATCATGCCTGCAAAAATTTCTGCTTTGTTTGACTCTTCAACTTTTGATGTAGCAACTCTTTGAGCCCAGTTCCAAAGTGTTTCGTCAACTGGATCAATTTGTTGTTGTCCGCCACTTTCTTTTACAAGTTTCAGCATTTCA